GCGGTTTTCTTTTTTGGTTGGTATTTTCGGAAGCACGGAAACGATAGGTGATGAGAATATGGGGTTTATTATCGGAGTTGTCGTAGGTGTCGCTGTCGGGATTATTATCGGCAAGAAGACTTCACGGGTAGGAAGCAAGTCCCGCCGTTGTTGTGGTACATGTGAATGGATTGGATCGACCAGCGGGTACGACGATGTACACAGTTGCTATAACCAAAAGTCGCTCAGATATGACTCCTATGTCTGTAAAGATGACCGCTGTAAGAACTGGGAGGCGCGTTTATGAAATTTATTTATGTATGTAGCCCCTGTCGGGGTAATCCGCCGTATGAACACGGCGCTATTGGAAAAAGAAAGACTTCACTCAATATTTGGCGCGCAGGCCTTTATTGTCGGGAAGTGATCGATGCTGGGCATATTCCAATAGCGCCGCATTATTTCTATAGCGATTTTCTAAAAGACAAAATCCCAGAACAACGGACAATGGCGCTCGAAGCATGCCGTAGATTATTGAGTGTATGTAATGAATTGTGGGTTTTAGGTACGGAAATCAGCGAGGGAATGGAAATAGAAATTACGCTGGCTAAAAAACTCAGAATACCGGTCGTGTATAGAGAACAATGAGGACTGCTATGGAAACCGAAGAAAAAGAAATGACGCTTGAGGAGATAGTTCACATAGCCGTAAATGCACAGCGCATAGCTGGTGAACGGCAGGCAAGGGATACATTTGTCGCCACGGAAAAAAGGTTGTATGCCTATCCAATTCTAAAGCTAAAGGTTCAGAACGACCGCGAGAAAATTCAGGAAATACAGCAACACGGTGTACCCGGCAAAAGCAAAATGGTTGTCAGGTTCCTGAAATCCGGAAATCGGCTCACGCCCGATGAAATCAAGGACGCGCTTATTCAGGATATTGAGGCGCAAATAGCGGAAAACGAGGCTGAAATCGTGGAGATCGACCGGGCGCTTGGTGTCATAGCTGGCGATCCATATGAAGAAATCGTTCGACAAAAATACTTTTTTGGAAAAAATATCGAAGAAATCGCGGCGACGATCTTCATTGATCCCAGAACAGTCGCACGGCATCGAAGCCGACTTATCGAACGAATTGCGGTATTTTTATATGGAAAAACGGCGGTATAGAACAAATGCACGAAAATAAATCAAAAAAATGTCTTTTTGCTGTGTCATTTTGGTGTATAATGTTTGCCGCAGTACACGTATGTTTAGACGCACAACACGGCCGCTCGCGCAACCAACGCGAAGCGGCTTTTTTTATTTGCCATGCGGGATAATTAAAAACATGGAAGAAATTACGGTAATTCCGGCTGAAATTGAAACCTACCTGTATGCGGACATGCGCAGCGGGAGGCCGGTAGATTTTTTTCTGACCGCTTGCCGTCAATACATGAAACAAAAGCGGCGTGAACAGATGGAATCCGTCAGGGAGTTCTATCGGCGACTGAGTGAAGACGGAAGCACCGCAAGGCTTACGCCATGCGGCTATAATCCCGTATGGCTGAATGCCGATGAGAATGATGAAATCAAATGGGAGATAGTTGACGGCAAAGAAGGCCATTGGGTTACCATGAGCGGCGTAAGGCTGTTCCTGGGCAGAGACGGTACAATACAACTTGGCGATTACGCAGGGATGACTCCGGAGCAGATGATTGCGGCGGCAAAGTCCACTAAAAAGCCGTTCCCGACAGGCGCGTTAAGCGGTAAAGACGTTGCAAAATTCCTAAAATCAGAAGGCTTTAAATTTATCAGCCAAGACGGAAGCCATGCAAAATATTACGGCCCGAATGGCGAGGTAACCCATATACCGATGCACGGAAAAAAATCGCTAAAAAAAGGCATGTTGGATGGCATAAAGAAACAAGCTGGGTATAAATGAAAAGGGGGCGTAAAGTGAGTACCATTACATACTATGCACGTATCTATTATTCTGATGAAGGTCCAGATGTATTTAAGTATGGTGTGTCATTCCCCGATTTACCGGGGTGTTTGACATGTGGCGATACCAAGGAAGAAGCCATTGAAATGGCTAAAGAAGTGTTGAGATTGTTTCTTGATGTTGGTGAAGGTGATAAGGTAGAAATCAATCCTCCCAGCCGTCTTGACGAGCTGGAATTACGGGCTGACAGCTTTTCTTACGAAGACGAAATTAGCTATGAGTTTGTCCCGATAACGATTCAAGGCGGCAGCCCGGAGTATTTCAGACGGCTTGCCGCAAAGCAGACGGAATCCGAATAAAACGGTGTAAGCATTTTGGATAGTGAAATGGCAACAACGACGGCAATTAACCCATGGGAACGGCAGCCAAAAGAGACCGACGTCGCCTTTGAGGCATTCGCCGTTTACCGCGATATGGGGCCGGAGCGGAGTGTATCAAAAGTAGCGAAAAAGTGTAGCAAAAACGCATCACTTCTAAACCGCTGGAGCAGTACTCATAGCTGGGTTTCACGCTCTGCGGCGTTCGATAATGAGGTAGACCGCAGGATGCGGGAAGATCTTATTAAGGGCGTTACCACAATGCGGAAAAAGCACGTGGACATTGCCAACGCTATGATAGCCAAAGCCGTGAGCGCGCTGAAAATACTAACAGCCGAGGAGATGTCCATGCGGGATATAACATTGGCCGTAGACGTTGCCGCAAAACTGGAGCGGTTAAGCCGCGGCGAATCGACAGAGAAAACCGAAAGTAAGACTGAAATTGCGGGCGGAATTTCTATTTTACCCCAAATATATCTGCCCGAAAAAGACGCGTCTGACGCGAATTGAGCAATAAGGCAATTTTGGAAAGACCAAAGATAATTCCGCAAAAAGGCCCGCAGGAAAAGTTTTTACGGTGTCCGTCTGATATTGTCATTTATGGCGGTTCTGCCGGAAGCGGCAAGTCATACGCGGCATTAATGGAGCCTTTGTATCACGTCGGCAATCCTGATTTTGGCGCGGTTATTTTCCGTCGTTCGCTGGTGTCGATAACCGCCGAGGGAGCTTTATATGACACAAGCCGCAAGTTATATCCACTGCTTGGCGCTGTTGCTTCTAAGAGTCCGCGGATACAATGGACGTTTCCATCAAAAGCCCGTATTTCGATGGCGCATTTGCAGCATGACGATACGGTTTTCGACTGGCACGGTACGCAGATACCGCTGATAATATTCGACGAGTTATGCGAATTTACCAAACATCAGTTTTTTTACATGCTGTCTCGCAACCGCTCTACGTGCGGCGTAAAGCCGTACATTCGGGCGACGTGTAACCCTGATGCGGATAGTTGGGTTGCCGATTTTATTTCATGGTGGATAGACCAGGAAACGGGCTATCCGATAAAAGAGCGCGGCGGCGTTATCCGATACATGATACGCGTCGGCGATGTTATTCAGTGGGGAGACACGCCGCAGGAACTTATTGAGCGTTATCCGGAGTTTGACGTCGGCGACGCAAAATCGGTAACGTTTATCCCGGCAACGATACACGATAATCAGGAGCTTTTACGGCATAATCCTCAATATCTGGCGAACCTGAAAAGCCTGCCGACGGTGGAACGCGAACGGCTTTTGCACGGCAATTGGAAGATCAAGCCTGCCGCCGGAATGTTTTTCAAGAGATCGCAGATAGGCGACATGCTTTCGGTGATACCCGGCGACGTGATTCAATGGGTGCGCGGCTGGGATTTAGCGGCAACCTCGGAAAGCGAAGGCGGCGAGCCGGCGTATACATCGGGCGTATTGATGGGCAAAAGAAAAGACGGTCGGTATGTAGTCGCCGATGTTATAAACGTTCGTCAATCGGCCAGCGAAGTAAGGCAGACAATCAAACATACGGCGCAGACGGACAAGGCTAAGTACCAACAGGTCAGAATCCGATTGCCGCAAGACCCCGGCCAAGCCGGAAAAGACCAGGCGCAGAGCTACATAAAGTTTTTATCGGGATTCAGCGTAACGGCGACGCTGGAATCGGGCAGTAAGGAAACCCGCGCGGAACCGATGGCGGCGCAATGGCAGGCCGGAAATTTTGACGTATTAACCGCAGACTGGAATGAAGCATATTTCAGTCAACTGGAGAGCTTCCCTGCCAGCAGGTACAAAGATATGGTTGACGCCTCAAGCTCTGCTTTTGCGGAACTTGAGCTTAGGAACCTGTTTAACCTTAAAGCTCTTATATCCTGATAATCGAAGCAATCCGCGTTCATTAATCTAACAACAAAACGAGGTGACAATCTTGGCTAAACGGTATCAAATGATTGGTAATTTGCTGCCTTGGGCAGAGCGCGAGACGCATCAGCCGGGGTCTGTCAACCTGCCTGTCGTAACAAAGGGCGTAACGGCAAAGCAATCATCGTCATCGTCATCGGCAGCATCTTTTTCAAAAAGCGGCAGGCGGCAGTACCGAAGTGACGGTTACGTAAACATGCTGAACAAATACGGTACGCAGCGGGATAGCTCGACCGCCTATGAGTATAACAGCGACGGCTATACGCCGGATATAACACTCACTCTGCATTATGAGACAAACGGACTGTTTTCCAAGATCATAGACGCGCCGGCGGAAGAGGCTGTAAAACACGGCTTCACGCTCGGATTGAAAAGCCCGGACGTCGAAACCTACATAGCCGACATGCTTGACAGATTGGACTGGGAAGAAAAGGCTTCGACGGCAATCAAGTGGGCGCGGCTTTATGGCGGCGCCATCGGCGTCATGCTCATCAACGACGGGCGCGGCATTGATGAGCCGCTGAATTGGCAGAGCATTAAGGATAT